ATGCCGGAAAATCGCAGGATTATTCTGGATAGTAAAGAATCCTGGTTAATAATCTGTGATAGTCAGTTGGGCCATTTAATGCGCAGTATGTATCAGGGACGCCGTTTTATTCAGCTGAATCTGGAAAAATTGAAAGGGGTACATGATGTCGCCTTGCCAGTGAAATGGGAATTCACACGAAGACAGTGAATAGCTTTCTGTATACGGGAATGGCGAAAAATGGACTGTATGGTGTGAGTGTGAAACATCTTGCGTGTGCGGAGTGATGCTTCTCGTTGCTACAGCGGCAATGATAATGCAGTGAAAAAAGGGGAGCAATATGCTCCCCCAAACCGAAAGAAAATTGCAATAATCAATGAAGTTATTTAGTCATCATCAGAATGTCATGCAAGGCATTTTGTTTCAGTGATGCCGATCGCGATTTTAGCGAATTCCATCATAAATCCCCTGATTTTTAAGCCTGAAGCAGTCAAAGGAATTTCTATGCCCTATATCGATATCACCACGATGCGTGGGATGATGCCGCGCGTTGTGACATCCATGCTGCCCGAGCATTCCGCTGTACTGGCGGAGGACTGCCATTTCCGGTTTGGTGTTATTACACCAGAACGTCAGATATCCGGGGTTGAGAAAACATTCACAATTAAGCCAAAAACAATTTTTCATTACCGTGACGATTTCTGGTTTGCATGGCCGGATGTGGTGGATGTGATCCGCAGTCCGATCGCTCAGGACCCCCACGGGCGTATTTACTACACTGACGGGCGTTTTCCTAAAGTGACGGATGCGACTATTGCCACAAAAGGGGACGGGAATCACCCGACATCATCGTATCGTCTGGGGATCCCCGCGCCGACGACAGCTCCTGTCTGTACTGTTCAGCAGGGCGGTGATGTTTCTGACGATAACCCGAATGATGATGAAACCCGGTTTTATACGGAAACCTTTGTCTCAGATTATGGTGAAGAAGGTCCGCCAGGTCCGGCGTCTCTGGAGGTAACACTCCGTACTCCGGGAACTGCGGTACAACTGACGCTGGCTCCGGTGCCATTGCAGAATGCCAGTATTAAACGTCGCCGGATTTATCGCTCTGCATCAGGTGGAGGGGAGGCGGATTTTTTACTTGTGGCTGAACTGGATGCATCCGTGCTCAGTTACACGGACAAAATACCGGCGAAAAACCTTGGGCCTTCCCTGGCGACATGGGATTACCTGCCGCCGCCAGAGAATATGACAGGCCTTTGCCTGATGGCTAACGGTATTGCCGCCGGGTTTGCCGGTAATGAAGTGATGTTTTCGGAAGCGTATCTGCCGTATGCATGGCCGGAAGTGAATCGTCACACGACGGCAGAAGATATTGTAGCTATCTGTCCGCTGGGAACGTCACTGGTGGTGGCGACAAAGGGGGAGCCTTATTTGTTCAGTGGGGTATCACCGTCCACAATTTCTGGTTCCAAAATCCCTTCAATGCAGGCGTGTCTGAGCAGGCGGAGTATGGTTGCGATGGAGGGTTTTGTGCTGTATGCAGGAACAAATGGCCTGGTGTCTGTTGATGCAAACGGTAATGTCGCGCTGGCGACGGAACAGATTGTTTCACCGGAACAGTGGCAGAGTCAGTTTAATCCGGCCTCCATTGTGGCTTATCCCTGGCGTGGTGAATACATTGCCTGTTACACGAAACCGGATGGTAAGCAGGATGTGTTTGTATTCAGTCCGGTGAACATGGATATCCGTTATCTCAGTACACCGTTTGACTGCGCATGGGTTGATCTCGCGAAAGATATGATGCGCGTGGTGACAGGAGACAAAATGTCAGTGCTTGCCGGGGGGGCTCTGCCCTCCACGATAAGGTGGCATTCAAAAATTTTTTCATTACCTGAAAGAACCTCTTTTTCCTGTATCAGGGTGAAATCTCCGGCGCCTGAGCGGGTGGGGATCACCATTATGGCTGATGATGTTCCTGTGATTCATTTTGCGCCGGGTACGTTTAAGGGAAGTGTGGTGAGACTTCCGGCAGCAACCGGGCAAAACTGGCAGGTGATGGTATCCGGATTCGGGCAGGTGGAACGAATAACCCTGAGTACATCAATGTCGGAGATGCCGGTATGACCAGAAAACCGTGGCGTGCGGGGAAGGATTTATCCACTGTTGTGGAGAATATGGAAATTGGCACCGGGCAGCGTGGTGACGGACGTCACGCATTTGTGACCCGTGAGGAACTGGTTGGTCTTAAACTCGCCCGGCGTCGAACATCGGGTGGTGCCTCATATGCACTGAATCCGGGTATTGAGATTGACAGTACTTTAATGACTGTTGATTTTCCCACAAAACCGCTGAATTTTAAGGCGACCGGTGGATTTGGCTCGGTTCTTCTTGAATGGGATATGCCTAATTATCGCGGACATTCACTGACTGAAATCTGGCGGGGTACGGAGGATGACCTTGCTGATGCAGTGCTGGTTGCCACGACGCCGGGGCAGGTTTACGGCGATCCGGTTGACCCTGGCTGGTCGGGATTTTACTGGATACGTTTTGTTAACGCGGCAGGAGTGAAAGGTCCATGGAATGCTGAAAAAGGCACTCAGGCACAAACACAGATCGGCGTGAAGGCCATCATTGACCAGATCCGCGATGAGGCTGCAAAGTCGCCGGTTGTGTCCGAGCTGCGTAAAGAAATAAAAAACGCGCAGGGGCAGGCTGTAAAGGATGCTGCAATTAAGACAACCGAAGTTGTAGGGACTCTCAGGGAAGAAACGACAAGAACGATTGGTGGTATTGAAACCCGCATTAGCACACTGGATTCGTCAACCAGTGAATCGCTTAATGAGGTCGACAAGCGCATCACTAAATTGGATAAAGAAGGCGGTGAAGCTTTTCTTGCAATGTGGTCAAAAAAAGCGGGAGTTGATGGTATCACTGCGGGGATCGGGATTGTCGCCGGAAAAGACAGTGAAGGCAGGCCTGTAAGTCAGGTTGCAATTTCTGCGTCGCAGTTGTTTGTCTTTGACCCGAATAATCCGGATAACACAGCCTATCCGTTTGCGGTATCAGGTGGCAAGGTAGTGATCCCGAAAGCGATGATTTATGACGCGGTGATTGAAACACTGGTGTCGCGGAAGGTTGTGGCGGATGAGGTAAAAGCCGGGGTAAGTATCACTTCGCCAGTTATCCGGAGTGCCGTTATTCAGAACGGAAACTTTCAGGTTGATTCTCAGGGTAACCTGAATATTGGAGGCCTTTTCAGTGTTACGTCACAAGGGCAACTGACAATTCGTTACTCTAATCAGAATGTAGGACTGGTGATCCGCAATGATAAAATTGAGGTTTATGACCAGAATGGACGACTGGCTGTTCGCATAGGCAGATTACGCTGATCAGGAGGTGAGTATTGGAATACGGTTTTGCCATTTATAACAGAAATAACGTTAATGTTACGGGCGTGCTGACTCCAGTATTTTTCCTGGACAGATTTACAGCGGAGTCTGGCTCAAAGACGTACACTAATAAACCCGACGGGAAATCATTGCAGGCTGTATGTTGTTTATTTCCCTGGAATAATGTATTTGCGGATCGGAAAGTACCGAAGATAACCATTAATGACAATACGGTGACGTGGTCGAATCTTGAGCAGGGTATGGGATCTTATATTTATACATTCTGGGGATAAGTGTTATGTACGGTTTGAGCATTATGAAGCCGGATGGCAGCGTATGGATAAGTCCAGGTTTTACGCCGCAGTGTCTGATCAACAAAGGCACCATACCGGCGACTGAAAAGTCTTTTTTTAAAACATCAATCCCGTCAGGCAAAAGTTGTTTTTTCTTTATCAGAACAGAGAAGAAGGCCGATGTCATGTACACGCATGAACAGATTGATGGATATCATGCACTAAGGCTTCATGTAATTGTCAGGGGAACGAACCCTGGTGTTACGACGGTTTATGCTTTCGCGAATATGGTTACTCCACCTTCTGAGTATGGTATCGCCATGTATAACCCGGACGGTGAGATGATTTATCATGGCGAAATGATGCTGCTTGACGCGAAGTTAATACCTGTTGATATCAAATTTGAAAAGGACCTTGGATATCCATGCGCAATCATGCCTGCACTGGTCGGGTATTATAACTGGAAAAGAACTCCTTATGATCGACCGATTTATACCACATCCACTGGTGCTACAGGAAATAAAATATATTCCTGTGAGCATTATTCCGGTGGTGCAACATGGGATATTCGAAAGCCGTATATAGATAAGGTCCTGGTTATTAATACATCAGTATATGATTAGTTGAAGCGAGTCTTTAATATTCATTTAAAATGTCTAAAAAGATGTATTATTAAAAAGTTTAGCGTGTTATCTGAATACAGGATATCTTAAATGAAGAGTATAGCAACACTGGTTGTGTGTGCAATCTCCGGGATTGCCTGTGTAAATTTATCTGCACATGCAGCAGAAGGAGAGCATACAATTTCTCTGGGGTATGCGCACTTTCAGTTTCCGGGACTGAAGGATTTTGTAAAGGATGCGACTGCTCATAACAGGGAGACTTTCAGTCATTTCGTCAACAGAAACTACTTTTCTTCATTGGGCGAATATACAGATGGTCGGGTCAGTGGATATGAAGGCAAGGATAAAAATCCACAGGGCATTAATATCAGGTATCGCTACGAGATAACGGATGATTTTGGCGTTATCACCTCTTTTACATGGACGCGTTCTCTCACTAACTCACAGACATTTATTGATGTGCAGTCAGCCGATCATACCAGGAAGATTAAGAATCCGGCAGCTTCTGCCAGAACGGATATCAGGGCGAATTACTGGAGTCTGTTAGCGGGGCCTTCATGGCGGGTTAATCAGTACATGAGTTTATATGCGATGGCAGGGATGGGCGTTGCTAAAGTTAGCGCTGACCTGAAAATTAAGGACAATATTAACAGTAGTGGCGGATTTTCTGAAAGCAACAGCACGAAAAAAACCTCCCTTGCGTGGGCTGCAGGTGCACAGTTTAACCTGAATGAGAGTGTTACACTGGATGTGGCTTACGAAGGTTCCGGCTCTGGCGACTGGCGCACGAGTGGCGTTACTGCTGGCATTGGCCTGAAATTCTGACCTGTATCCGGTAACCGTTTACTACCCGCTGTGATGGCGGGTTTTTTATTGCCCGTACAGGGCAAAAACCGTAAATTATGCGTGGGTGCCTTTCGGCTGATGGCTGGAGGGTGAACCTGAAGGCCTGATGTGGAAAGGCCCCGAGTCAACTTAACGTTAACCCGAGGCCCTAACACTTCGTACCTTAAGCAAGTAGAAGGTTAGCGCCTCTCTGTAAAAGGAGTCAAGCGCTATGTCGCAAAAATCGCTTATCACCGTCACAATTTGCATGACGGTTATCTTCACCATCTGGATGTTGCACGGTTCACTGTGTGAGTTCCGGCTGAATTTGTGGGGAGCGGAGTTTGCGGCGTTCTTACAGTGTAAGCAGTAGGAAAACCGCGACGGGGACGAGAGTCCCCGTCAACTGGTTGCTGAGGTTCAGCCGATATGGCACCCGTTTCAGGTGAGAGAATGAACGATAAAATTCTCTGGTATATGCAGCGTGTTGTGAGAAATTCCCGCAACCCTGAATTTATGAATGAAGTTAAAGACGCCTGCCTTAAAAAGCAGGCGTTTTGTTTTGAGGCACCTGATGGCTTTTTGGTGCTGCGTTCTGTGCTCAGTGCTGATGGTATCCCTTATGTTCTGGTGTTGCTGGGCGTGTGTACGGGGAGTAACAGCGTTGAGCGTTACCTGCCGGAGGTGAAGACATTAACCCATCTGGCTGGCGGACGCTGGGCTGAGTTCCATACGGCAAGGCGGGGATTTATCCGGCTGGGAAAACGACTGGGCTTTGAGCGAATGCCGGATGATGAGGATGGCTTCATGGTGTTCAGGATAGCGGTCTGACTGCTACAGTTTTCATCATTGTGTTTAAACCAACATTGTAATTCACATTCTGACCCTGCTCCGGCAGGGTTTTTTGTTATCCAGGGGGCCATTATGGGTGGAAGTAAAGGCGGTGGTGATACCAAAGTAAAACCAACAGCAGCGCAAATAGCACAGGAAGAAGTGGCCTGGAAAGGGTGGCAGGATTACAAAAATATCCTCCGCCCGGCAGAAGATAACTTCATGGAAAAGGTCGATGACCTTAACAGTGAACAGCAGTACGAAAATATTGCTGGCACAACAAATCTTGGTTATCAGAAACAGTTTGGTGAAGCGCGGAAGGAGCTTGCGGGTAATCTTGCTCAGTCCGGCGTTGACCCATCCAGTGGTCGTTTTAATGCGGTAATGGATGCAAATCAAAGCGACCAGGTGACCGGGCAGATTGACACAACCACACGGGGGCAGGTGTCGCAGGCAGATAAATATATTGCCGGGCTACAGGATGTTGCCGCGCTCGGTTCCGGTCAGAAGGCGGATGCGTTACAGAGTTTTAACTCTCTGGCAGACAGCAGTCTGGCAAAAGCCAAATCAGATGCACAGGCGGCGTTTACGAAACAACAGGGGCGCGCCTCTCTTGTTGGCGCTGGTCTTGGCGCGGTTGGGGCTTATGCAATGCATAAGGCTGGCGGTAGCGGAAGTGGAGGCTCTAAAACGCCAGGTACCGGCGCTAACGCTATTCAGAATCGGGCTCAGAACTGGAGGCTGTAATTATGGAGTATGGCAAATACGAAACTCTCGCAAGGGCTGGTTATTCAGGCGCTGGCAGGCCATGGGGTGACTGGGAAACCTCTGCCGCGTTGACACGCCAACAATACGACGACTGGCGCACCAGATATTTGCCTCGTATAGCAAGGCTGGCTGACCTTGGTGAGAACAACAGTCTGATGAATGCACAGCTTGCCCGGGTGGGCGGCCTTGCCACTTCCAGTCTCCGTACAGCGCAGATGGCACAGGATAACCAGATGGCGAGATACGGGGTAAACCGCCCGGATAATCCTAACAGTAACACGCTGGGTTTACGTAATGCTCTGGCAATTGCTGGCGCGAAAAATGGTATCCGTGAAGCAGAGCAGGATCGCCAGATGAACATACTGACGGGTGCTTCTGCACCTGCAAGACAGCAACTGAGTGTTGGTGGACAACTGGTGTCAGCGTAAGGGGGACATATGGGATACGGTTTACTGGATATTGCGAATCAGTCGCGGCGTGAGGCATTACAGGGAATAAGTGATGCCGACAGACGACGTGAAGAAATTGAGGCTGTGAACAAGCAGATGGCGGCGCAACAGAAAGCGCAGCACAAGCAGAATATCGGTACGGGAATCGGTACGGGGGCGGCTATTGGCGCATCCGTTGGTGGTCCTGTTGGCGCTGTTGCTGGTGCAGTAATTGGCGGCATTGCTGGTTCTTTGTTTTAAGGAGTAGTGAATGAGCGGATTTGCACAGGGGTTACTTGCAGGATTCAGCACCGTTGACCAGGCAATGACCCGTCGTAAGGAGCTTGGTTTGCGAGAAGCACAGCTTGCTCAGCAACAGAAAAATAACGAGCGCGATTTTGAATTTGCGCAGTCTCAGTTTGAACATAATAAAGACGTTGATCAGCGGAACTTTGATTACAGAGCCAAAGTTGATGACCGCAATTACGCACTGCAGGAAAGGGAGTTTAACGCCAATCAGAATTACCGGAATGCGTCACTGGGTATGGAGCAGCAGCGACTCCAGTTGCAGAAATACAACCAGCGACGGCTTGAGTATAACGATATGCTGGCGCGCGATCAGCCTGTGATGGCTGCGCTTGGAAAGGCTGTGGATGCTGGTGATCGGGATGCGGCAATGCATCTTTACGGGCAGTTGTCAGAGGGTAATCCGCTGAGGCTGATGGCGAATGATGGCTATGCTGCGAAAGCGGGGCAGGCCGTGAACAACCTGCAAAAAATCTTTGATGACAAGCCGGACAGGGCGATCGCTTCACTCAATACCCCGGAAAGTCTTGATGCGCTTTCCGGCGTGTTTGCCCCGGAACTGCAACAGCGTATTGGCATGCCCGATTCAACCGGGAAAAAGACAATAAAAGAGGCCAGGATTGGCAGTATCGTACCGGCACAGCAGGAAGGGTACGTACTTATCGGCCTTGATCTCACATACAGCGATGGCTCCACCGCACATAAACCTGTAACAGAATACGGCAGTGCGCACCCTGATGATCAAACCGTGCTGGCGATACCCGTTGATAAGGCTATCGCTCAGGTCAGGGATCGCAGCAAATTTGCAGAGATATCGAAAAATTATGGTTATTTTATGCCGAAGCAGCAGGGACTTTCTCTGAAAGAGCTTCAGAAGGAAGCCAGCAAAGTAGTGGCTCAGGCGATCAAGGATGGCCGTGATGCTCAGTCTGCGAAGGATGAGTTTTTTGCAGCGCATGATTCACAGCCGCATCAACAGAAAATTCAGCAACAGAAAACCCAACAGCTTTTACAGAAGTGGCAGACGTGGGCGGCGGGCGATCCGGTTAAACAGGAGTTTGTAAAAGAGGCTGCCGCCAATGCGCCTGCTTTGCTGGAACCTGGTCGTGAAAAGGAGGTGGAAATTTATTACCAGAATCACCTCCGGGATAAAAAGGCAGAGCATGAAAAGGCGCTGGATTATAGCGCTTCCGCATCTGCCGATAAGATCAGAAGCTGGATAAAGTAAAAGTATGCGGCAGTAACGCGCTCCCCGTTAATATCGTTCACTTACGCCCGACCATCGTGTCGGGCTTTTTTTACTGGAGTCTGTATGGCTTTTTCAGATGAGCAGCGCCCTGAAGCGCAATTGGGTAACCAGAACCGCAGCAGCCTGAACATTAAGCAGCCGGGAGAAAATTACTGGCAGGATTTTTTCAGCAACCCGCAGAATGCCATTGATCACAGCACATCGTTCAGCCTCGGTGATGTATTGCCAACAATGGGTAAAGGTTTCGCCCAGTCCGTCCGGGGAACAGGGGAAATGGCCCGTGGACTCGGTGATGCGATGATTCAGAGCCCGGTAAAAACAGGGGTGCGTATTTTAAATGAGTTCAGCCGTATGGGGCTGCCGGGTGTCGCAACTGTGCAGGATATTTTTGCCGGTGGCAGCAGGGGGGCTGATGAGGTCATCGATACCCTGCCTGATGGCAAAAACGCGGTTACTGATACTGTCGGTAAAGGTCTGAAGGCAACCGGTAAGGCTGTCAGTGATGGTGCCAAAGCCACTGATGAATGGCTGACCGGTAAGATGTCGCCGGGTGCAGTTCGTGCGCTGAATACGCCGATGACCGAAGGCTATAATGATTCTGCGGTCTGGGTGGCGAAGGGTGTAAACCTGATTGGTGCGCTTGTACCTGATATGGTTGCTGGCGGTGTGGCTAGAAAGGTGGGTGATGTCACACTGCGAAAAATGCTGACCGCCGGGCTGGAGAAAAAATACATCGCGGCAGGGATGCAGCCGGAAAGAGCCACGGCACTGGCAGCAGAAGCTGTCGATAAAAAAATGCCGGATTTATTCCAGGCGGGCCTGATCACCCATTCCACTGTAAGTGCACAGGGGCAGAGTGCAATGGCGGCAGCAGATGCTGTTCTTAATGCTGATTACTCTGAGCTGGCGCAGTCACCGAAATTTCAGCAGACGTTTTTGTCCATTGACGCCGACCCGCAGCACGCACAGCTTACTGATCGCCAGAAAATGGATCTGGCAAAAGAGCGTGTTGCCGATGAGGTGCGCGCGCAGCTGGCAACCGATCCTGAATTGCTGGCTGTGAATGCCATGGCGGCAAAACTGGGTGACGCACAACTGTTTAATCTGGTGACACGAGGCACAGCGAAGACCGTTAAAAGCGGCATTGTCAGAAATGCCACGGAACAGGGGGCGATTAATGCGGCGCAGGGCGGCTATTCACGCTATCAGGAAAACACGGCATTGCGTGAGACCGCCGGAATGGGGGTGTCACCGTGGGAGGGCGTGGCTGACGCAACGATCGAAGGTGCAGCCTTTGGTGCTGCGATGGGGGCTCCATTCGGTGCGGTTGCCGGATATCGTGGCAGACGTCAGGCCGCAGAAGAAACCGCCATGCGTGATGCTGAAACCGTGCAGCAGGACGACGCAGCCCCGCAACCAGAATCTGTTGATCCGGTGGCGCAGCAGCGTGAATCCATGCAGGGCATGAATCGCGAGCAGCTTCTGGAGCAGTATGCTGATGCGGATATGGCAACAGAGGGTGACGCATCCGCAGCTCATCGCCGGGAAGCTGCCAGCCAGTTGTTGAATGAACTGGACGAACAGGCGAAGCGACAGGCTGTGATGAATGAGCTGAAGGCGAAGCCGCGTTCTGAACTGCTTGAGGAATACCGCAGACTCAGCCAGAAAGAGGGGCGCACCGAGACTGAAGAACAACAGTTTCAGGCAATACGAGAAGTCATTCGCCCACAACAGGAAGTGACGCCGGAAGCACAGTCACAGCCTGAAAATGCGGAGGATGGTAACGGGAGCATTTACCCGACGGTGCGGTTCCGGGACCCGAATGAAGTCCGCATTGAAATTAACGGGAATGGTGCGTCCAGACCAGCGGAACGCATTGAGAAGGTGCGCCCGGACAACCGTTATTTCACGGATGAGAAAAGCGCCATGGGGAGTGATGTTTTCCGTAATGCCGCCGCCACCGGCCTGAAACCGTCCGTAGTGAAGAAAGGCGAGAATCAGTATGCCGTTGAAATGGATAATCCTGCGTTCTCTGAAGATGTGGCAACGGAAACCATTAACACCCTGGCTGACGGAGAGCGTATTGCTGATGCTGACCCGATGGAGCAGCCCGCGTTCATGCGTGACCCGCGATTCCGTGGTTTCACGGGGGATGATACGGAGGTACAGGCCCGCCTTGCCCGTGGCAACGCGCCGACGGCAGAGGAGCTTGTACGTTCACAGATGGCTGAAGGTGATGCCGGTCCGACAGCACAGGAGTTAACTGAGCGTCCACGCCTGCCCGCTCCCGGCGATATTCATCCCGGACAGGGATATCCGTTACCGGGAGAAGTGGCGCGTACGCCGGATGAAAATCAGGCCGGACGTGGTGGTCGTTTTACCACAACCGGTGAGGTTAAGGGCCAGAGTTTCCAGAAAGGACAAGCTCCGGCACCGGAAAACGCCGCTGGTCGCCAGGGGGAAACACTCGAGGGTGACATGGTTCGTCGTGGTCTGCCGTCACCGGATGCGCAGAACGCGACAGCACCGGTACGTGAAGGGCTACCGGCTCCTGACATTGCGCGTAATGTTCGTATGCCTCAGCCTGAATCACTTCCCCGCACTGTACGGGACTCACTGCCTGAGCTTGCACAGCAGGCAGAAGTACGCCGACAGGCCGGAGGAAATCGTGACATCCCGCAGCCTGAGACAATCGCACCTGAATCTGAAACAACTGTCTCTACTGACAGGGAAGCTACCGTGCGCGGAGGTGAAGTCAGGGGCAAAAAAATTGAAGACTTTGGTGAAGAAATTAAGGGCGCGGCAAAACACCGTTATGCACAGCTTGCTGAAACACTGGGTAAAACGCTGGAAGACAGGGATTATGCCACTCAGCCGCTGAGCAAACTGTTCCCGAAACCGGACTACGCAAAACTGGCGAACGAAGGTGCTGATGCTGATACCCTGGCAATGATAGCGCTGTATCGTAGCGATATTCCGGCGAAGACGAAACACAATACGGCAGGCTGGGGGGAGAGCATAAAAAAAGTACGACACAGTGTATCGGAAATGCTGAACGGAACGGTCAGCGCGAAACGCCTCGCAGAATGGATGGAAGGTAGAATGCCCTCCCGTTACGCGGATACCTGGCAACTGTTACGCACTCTGCCACCCTCACAGATGGACAGGGCTTCTGCTTATCGGGTGGTATCGGGTGTGTATCAGGCGGCAGGAGGGAAGCGTTACGATCCGCCACAGAAACTTTATTCACTGCGCAATAAGGACAATAAGGGTAGTAACCTCTTTTTCTCGGAAAGCAGGGATGAATTACTGACAAAGGCGAAAGTCTGGTTTGCAGAGCAGGAGGAAAAATCACAGGCGAAAGGTGATGAAAAAACAGCGCCTTCACCGGATGACAAAATCCGCTTTGACGTTTACCGGAATACCCGCAGTGGCGATATTTTTATCGCTTACGGTAAAAACAAAATGCGGGTGAGAGGTGGCTTTAAGTCAGCCAGTGATGCGCGTAAGTACATTGATTCACATCGTGATGAGCTTGTTCGTCATGTGAAGGATATGCGGGAGATTTCGCGTGAGGAGCAGCGTAACGCCACCAACCGCGACCGTACCGGACCAGAACGCCGTAAAGGGGATGTTTCACCGGAGCAGTTCAGTGATGCGTTTGGTTTCCGTGGTGTGCAGTTTGGTAACTACGTGGAAGGTCCGCGTCGTCAGGCTGATTTGAACCGGGCTTATGACTCGCTGCATGACCTTGCGGAAGTACTGAATGTACCGACAAAAGCGCTTTCCCTGAACGGTCGTCTTGGCCTGGCATTTGGTGCCCGTGGTAAGGGTAAGGCGGCGGCACACTATGAGTCAGGTGAGGTGGCAATCAACCTGACAAAAGGTAACGGACCGGGTGCGCTGGCGCACGAATGGTTCCATTCTCTGGATAATTATTTTGGTCGTTATGACGTTTCCAATGACGGGAAAATTACGTCAGGTGGCGACTTTATGACGGAAGCACAGCGTGTCAGGCGCATATTTAAAGACGGCAGGTATGTTGATGCTGAATATCCGGTACGTCAGGAGGTTTACGACGCTTTTAAAGGTGTGATTCAGGCCATTAAAAACAGTGACATGCCGCGTCGTTCAGCGCTTCTCGATGAGGTGCGCTCAAAACCGTACTGGTCAACGGATGTTGAAATGGCGGCGCGTGCCTTTGAGCGTTATGTTCAGGATAAAGCGCGTACGGCTGGCGTGGAGAATGATTATCTGGTCAATATCCGTAAGGCACCTGAGCACAACACAGATAACACCTGGGCTTATCCGACGAATGCGGAACTGGATGGCGGTATTCGTGAGGCATTCGATCACCTGTTCCGCACCCTGAAAACCCGTGAGACGGACAAGGGCGTTGCGTTTTATTCCCGTAAGGGCGTTACCCGTACACCTGAAGGTAATCTCATTTCGGATGTTAACCGTAGTGCGGAAGCTAAAGGCAGCCCGGTCCCGCAGGTTGAAGCGGTTGCCCGTGGCGTGATGAGCGGCATTAAGGACAGTGACCTGAAGGTCCGTGTGGTGAAGTCACAGAAAGAGGCTGAAGCGCTGGCGGGCGAATCGTTCGATGGTTACGGCAGGGTGCACGCATTCTATCGTCCGGATAAACGAGAAATTGTCCTGGTGGCGGATAACATCCCTGACGGGCGGACCGTACGCGAGAAGTTGCGTCACGAGATTATCCACCATGCCATGGAGCATGTTGTCACGCCAGCGGAATATCAGACGATTATCAAAACCGTGCTGAAAACCCGCGACAGTGATAACGCCACCATCCGTGAAGCCTGGCGTAAGGTTGATGCGTCCTATGGTAAGGAATCACCGGAAGTGCAGGCGGGTGAATTTCTGGCACATATGGCGGAGAAACAGCCGAATAAATTCGTGGCGGCATGGGAGCGTGTTGTTGCCCTGGTCAAAGGGGTACTGCGTCGTACGGGGTTACTGAAGCCGACGGAACTGAACGATATCAGACTTGTTCGCGAGACCATCCGTACGTTAGGCCAGCGTGTGCGGGAAGGTTACACGCCGCGTGAGGATGGCGCGGACGCATCGTCTCAGTACTCCCGTAGTGGTAAACCTGATCCGTTCAAAGTGCCGGAAGGTGAGGGCGAGCGTTATCGTGATGACCTTGCCAGAATGATGAAGTCTCTGCGCTCAACGGATTTAACGGTAAACATCGGGCGTACGCCGCCGGTATTGCGTCACCTTGGCGCACCAGATTTGCCGCTGGTTATCTCCCGCGACACTGTGCGTAAGGCCACCAATGGTGTGAAACATGTGGTGCCGATGGATGTTATCGAGAGACTACCGGAACTGATGCACGATCCGGATGCAATTTACCGTTCCGCGACAGAAAGAAACGCGGTTGTGATGCTGCTTGATGCCGTGGATAAAAATGGTGATCCGGTGGTGTCAGCGGTACACATGAAGGCTGTCCGGTCGCGCCTGGAAATCAACAAGGTGGCATCTGTTTACGGTACGGAAAACGGGAAAAAACTGAAGAGTATGGAAATGACCGGTTTAACGTTGTACCGGAGAGAAAAATTAAGCCGCGATAACCTTCTGCACAGAGGGCTCCAATTGCCCAAAGGGGAACATTCTTATCGCGGCTCTGTTGATAAAATACTCTATCCTGAAGATATTCGCAAGGGGCCGTATTACTCCCGCACCAGCAGTCTGACGCCGGAAGAGACAATTGCATCCCGTTTTGTTCGCCAGATGCAGGATAAATTCCAGGTGCTGAAGGCGGTGCAGGAGAATATCCGTAAAACTGGCGGAAAAATAGATGACAGCAATAACGCCTATATGGCTGAAGAACTCTTCCACGGGAAGGCGGAAAACGACCTGAACGTAATGAAGGAGCGCTACGTTCAGCCGCTGGCCAAATTGCTGGCGGACTACAAAATTGCGCAGGCCGATCTGGATGAGTACCTCTACGCCCGTCACGCGCCGGAACGTAACGCGCATATTGCGAAAATCAACCCGAAAATGCCGGACGGCGGTTCGGGGATGACCAACGCGGAAGCGGCGGAAATCATGCAGCGTGTGCGTAACAGCGGCAAACAGGCACAGTATGACCGTCTGGCAGGGATTATTGACGATATGCTGGCCCGTCGCCGTGAGATTATCCGTGAGGCAGGACTGGAAGAGAGCGGCGTGGTGGATGCCTGGCAGAAAGCCTACCGTTACTACGTCCCCCTGAAAGGGCAGGATGTTGACGGTGTGGTGTCACTGCCACGTACAGGCAAGGGATTCACCATCGGCGGGCGTGAAAGTAAGCAGGCCATGGGGCGTGCATCCCGCGCACAGTCTCCTTCCACTCAGGCGATACAGGATTTGAGTGAATCGCTGATCCGCAATCGCAAAAATGAAGTGGGTAACGCCTTCCTGAAACTGGTACAGGATAATCCCGACAAGGATTACTGGCAGGTATTCAGTGATGACAGACCGGATACCATGCGTGTGATTGCAGAGCGCAAGGACCAGGAAACTGGTGAAACCATTCGCGAAGTTGTCGAGCGTCCGGTGGCGATGGCAATGATGGCAGACCGGTACTTCACCACCAAAAAGAACGGCAAAACGTACTACATCAAACTCCATGATCCGCGCCTGATGCGTGCGATGAAGAATATGGGACCGGAAACCAGTAACGCAGTAATCCGTACGCTGGGGAAAGTTAACCGCTTCCTGGCAACGGTGAACACGTCGTATAACCCGGAATTCCTGGTCAGTAACTTCATCCGTGACGTGCAGACAGCGGTGATGAATCTGAAGGCGGAGCAGGGAAGGAGCGACGGCAAACTGAAAGGGCTGGATAACTTATCCGCACTGGCTGTGGTGAAAGACAGCCGTTCTGCTATGTCAGCCGTATACGCCAGTCTGCGTGGCAAAAACCTCACGGGCAAAGGTGCGCAGTGGCAGAAGGTGTGGAAAGAGTTTGTTGAGGACGGAGGTAAAACCGGCTGGTTTAACATGGGTGACCTTGAAGGCCAGCAGAAGGAAATGGATCGCCTTGTATCGCTGGCGAAGGGAGGATGGAAAGGCCAGAGTATCGGTGCATGGAATTCGTTCCTGAACCTGGTCGAGGATGCCAACGGTGCGGTTGAAAACGCACTGCGTCTGTCAGCTTATAAACACGCCCGTGATGCCGGTTTGTCACGCCAGCAGGCGGCGTCTCTTGCCAAAAACATGACGGTGAACTTTAACCGTCGTGGTGAGCAGGGGGCGCTGATGAACTCGCTGTACATGTTCGCCAACGCCAGTATTCAGGGAACGGCAAATCTGGTGAGAACGCTCGGACATCTTAATGGTGAGGGACCTTTACTGGAGCGCCTTCGCTGGAAGAATCTGAATGTTCCGCAGAAAATCGCGCTTGCCGCTGTGGGAGCAGGTTATCTGCTTGGCTCGCTTAACCGCAGTGTGGCGGGTGAGGATGATGACAGGGTTAACTGGTATGACAAAGTACCGTCTCATGTGAAAGAGCGTAACCTCGTCATCATGAAATCGATGTTCGGGGGCAAGGCCGGTGAGTACTGGAGTATTCCTCTGCCTTACGGGTACAACGTTTTCTTCCTGCTTGGTCACACAGCCGAAGGGGTGGCGGCGGGCGACCTGACCGCTTCACGTGCTGCCGGTAATGTTGTTGGTGGTGTGCTTGGGGCATTCAGCCCGATCGGCAGTGAGACGTCGGAAACGTTGTCCGGGGCATTGCTGAAAAACGCAGCGCCAACCATTCTGCGTCCGTTTGCTAACCTTGCCATGAACGAAAACTTCATGGGGGCGCAGATTTACCAGGAGAACATGCCGTTTGGTACACCGAAACCGGACAGCCAGCTGGGAAGACGTTCAACGCCTGAGGCGTACAAGTCCTTTGCGTCCTGGCTGAATGCGTTCTCTGGTGGCAGCCAGTACCGCTCAGGCGCGGTGGATGTCACGCCGGAATCACTGAAATACTGGATTGACTATATCTCTGGTGGTACAGGGCGTTTTATTGCCAAATCGACGGATGCGGCGGTGAAATCGCTGAATGGTATTGATATACCGGAGCAGCAGGTGCCTTTCCTGGGGAAAATTTCAGGTGAGGTGATGCCGTATGCTGACCAGCAGAAGATGTATGACCGGATGACGGAGGTTGCGCAGTACCACGCAGAGCTGAAGAGTCTGACCGGTGCAGAAAGAACGGCGTTCATTGACGAGAACAACGGAAAATTGTCGATGAACGGGCTTATGCAGGATACCCGGAAGAGACTGAAGGATTTGCGCAAACAGCGCGATGCCATTTATGCCGACAGTTCTCTCAGTCTGGCGCAGCAGGCGGCGATGGTGAAATCGGTAGAGCGGGATATGAAGGTTGCCGTGGATCGCTTTAACCGCGAGTACAACAAAAAAGTGGGAGTGGAGTAACAGAACATGCCCCGTACGGAAGTGCGGGGCTGATTAAGAAATAAACACTCATTGACCTGTAATAACTGGAGCTATTAACATATAGTCAGAAAGAGCATTTCATGTGATACAGAGAGCCGATTTATGTTTAATGAAGAAAAGTTGCGCAAATGGCAGCGTATTTGCTGAAAAAGCATGGCGGATCTATGCGTTTCATTAAGCTGAAGCAGCAACGGTAATTGCCGTGCCAATCATCAGCCCAACTGGTTAACCCTGGCGCATCAATGCTAGGCATATAGACGCTTGCAGTGTGGTAGCCCTTATCGTTATCAATGCTGGCAACGTGCTCGCCGTTGTATGCGCTCAGCGTGTCTAGGACACTATAAAACTTTCCTCCGGCTGCCCTGAAATCCTTTACAGCCTTCACAAGACGATTCCACGCTTTTTCCTGTTCTGGCGTCAGGTCGATTAATTCCTGCAAAGTTGCCATTTCAGTTTTCCTTATATGGGTTAATTTTATTGTGCAGTGTGTTGAACGACGCCCATACCACGTCGTTATACAACTCAATAACTGGTTCAATTATTTTCCCGATAAACCAGACCAGTAATAGCGGGGATATTGGTATCATCAACACGATAAACAGAATGAGAAACAAAAATTCTGTCGCTCTACTTTTTCGCGGATATTTTTTTCTAAATAATGTGACCATTCATTACCGCCCTTTCGGGCGGCCTCCCGATGTTCTGAGGGTGCAGAAATCCCTCCGGTTAAGGATTAAATTAATAATATGATGTAATTAATTCATGTAGTGCGAACCATACTCCCAATGATGGCTAATTATTTCGGCAGCATCTCCATAACATAAATTATCCGGTTTCATATCTTTGTCTTGCCCGAATTTACTTTCAACAAAATCATCAATATCCTGATGCGGGGCATTGGCAGGGACTGAAATTACAGTTGTCACTATTATTGTTCGATTCACTTTCTCACCCTCCTTTGATGCGAATGCCAGCAACACGTAGTGCATGTTCTAAGTCAGCCAGATAAAGCCAGCAGCCATTTTCTTTAGGTATCATGACGTGGCGCTCATCATCATTTATCGGATGTCCATATCGAAGGCCGTAGCGAGTCGGCAAATGAACTTCCCGCGTTTCCAGCTCTTTAACGCGTTCCTCCAGTTCGTAGACCCTGCATTGTTCTCTATCATCAATCAGATATAACCCAAGACATTCGCTTTCTACCCAACCGCCAAAATCATGATCGTAACGCTCACATGAAAACTCACCGTCACCGTCCTTTGTTGGAATGGTGTAACTATCTAATGGGCCACCATATGTCGGCACATTTCCCAATGTTGGATGCTCAATCCACATGAAAAATGTACGTCCGGTTATTGGGCAAATATCTGGCCGCCATTGGTTACGAACAGCCTTGGTTTCGGATAATTCTTCAGCGTGTTGTTTTACTTCCTCAAGCTCAACACGCAGCTTCCTAACCGTAAGAGCAATTTCCTCGTTCACCTGGTCGCGGCTTTTGATGTATTGCTGGTTTCTTTCCCGTTCATCCAGCAGTGCCAGCACGGTAGCCGGATTGGCTGCGGCGATGAATTCAGCATTGGCCTGCTGTTCCATTTGGAAATCTTCATCGAAACCGCTTTCAGGATGTGCTCCTTCAATTCTGCAAATGGGAATATATCCAGCAGCCTCGCGATGAATTAGTGCATCATCACCATCAAATCGGTTCTCTCCATATTCGAGCGACCACTCACCACGCGTTGCTTTTTCTGCCTTTTCACGCAGTACCTGATAGTTAATCTCGCTCATTTTTCTCTTCGCTCCGGTATACAAGAATTACAACGTCACCTCTGCTAATTACGCGAGCTGGATCTCCTGGCTCCATGCTGTCAATCCCGAAGGCTTCGGAAAACGCATTCATTGCCTTCTGGCGTTGATCCTGCTTACGGCATTTATTCCATTTTTTCAGTAACAACAGCGATAGCCACCGCCCGGCGCAGAACATAATGTAAAAATAACCAAGAAGCGCCAGACCTGTGTTGAGGGTCGTATCGATCGTTATAGTGGTGTCTATGCTCACTTCACACCTCTCTGTTTGTTGATAAGTTCAATATCCTGCTGGCAACTGGCGCAAGTTCGGCATCCGCGAACAGCCTGGCGTCGCCGCTCATCTATCGGATCGCCACACTCGCAACAATGAGTAGCAGATGGGGCATTACTATCGGATTTGTATTTTTGCAGGGAGAGATTGCGCTGCAATTCTTCGATTTCAGCGGCGTTGTCGATGATATCTGCCATTTTCCTTTCCTTCAGGCATGAAAAAAGGAGCCGAAGCTCCTTTGGTTTCAGAATTCAAATTGTCTTGCTCTTAGTTGCGCCAGCATACTTCTGGCCCTATGCACCATATAGTTGGCGGGATCAAGTTTTGCTGCTTCGCGGAGCAATGTGTCGCGAGTCCGGTTGGTTATATGACGAGTTTCGTAGGTCAGATCAAACAGCTTTCCATAGTAATCAGAGTTCAGTTCTCTCATGACGGGGTATAGCTGTTTACTGAGTTGTTGTGCTTTTTCCATCCAGAGCTGCATGTAGCAAAGGAGGATGATTTCCTCGTCTGTGAATTGTTGCTGTGGTTCTGCTTGTGCCGACTGCATGTTGCGAAGTTTCTTTTCGCACTCGATGAAGTATCTGCGTATCTGTCGGCCTTTTTCGTTACGCTCTACCATCGCCGTTTCTTTGGCTGTATCGAGGGTAAGGTGGTAGTCTTTTTTCCCTCGCCCATAACCTATTTCCCGTTTCTGGGAAATAGCTATATAGTCCTGATTTTCAACGAATCCGTACTCTTCAATACGTTCTGTAATCCACGATGCAAAGCGTTTACCTACTCCAAGAAAAGTATGTAAATCACGGGCATTAACGAGAAGAGTGGTTTCGTTGGCGATAGTGCCGTTGAATACGGGGATGAGTTGACTGGTCATGATGACCTCCTTATTTGTTTAGTTTATAACCGCCAGTTAGTAGCTGGCGGTCGGGTGTCAACTGAGCCAAATAAGAAGCTCTGGGCATATTCCCCTTGCGGGTGTTGTATTACGCCTCTCCACCCGACCTTTGTACGGATGTAACTATGCCAAATTGCAGGCATAAAAAAGCCGCAAAGCTATCGGGTGCGGAGACCGCTTATTTGTTCAGTGCGGTCAGTATGCGATAGCTCTGGAGGATTTGTCAATCAGCGGAATATTGATGAACGGGTAACGGTAAATGCCTCATCCAGAAAATTAACGCAAATTCGCATCGCAAACTTGCGTTAATTATCTGAAATATCAAGTTAAATCCCCTTAAATGTTTGGGGCACTATTGGGGCAAAATGTGGTTGTTTGGGGCATATTTGGGGCAAAAAAGAACGTATAAAGAACGGTGTAAAATTGATTTCTTCATGGTCAAAATGAGGTGTAACAGATTGAAAAATATATGCTCTTGGACGATCTTCGGTAATTCTGTGTTTTTAATGCTTCATGGTTTCAATATGTCCGTACATGGAATAATAAAGCACCAGAACTTTAGCCATTTCTAACCACTCCTCGTGTTATCTCTATTCCGTAGCGATTCGCTACCACTTATTTAAAGATAAGACGTCCTTTTCAGAGTGCAAATTTCACAACCACTTATTTGATTTATAACAACTTTCACAAGCACGCAATTTTGTCGCAAAATGACACATTTTTATCTCATCGCGTTTTTTTAATCATAAGAGCGGCTTATGGATAATTATTGGAGATGATATCTATTCTCGCTAAGAAGCTGTTGCAGGATATTACCAAACGCGGGTAGAAACACGTCAGTTCACTAAGCTTAGTCCCACGTAGCGAAAATATGGCAGCCGCCATACGCCGCGTTAATTCTAGCAATATGATGTCTATACCCAGACGGAGGTCAGTAATGGCAAACCATCGAGGCGGTTCCGGCAATTTTGCAGAAGACCGCGAAAGAGCATCAGAAGCAGGTAAAAAAGGTGGCAAGAGCAGTCACGGCAAAAGCGACAACTAG